AACCAGTACTGGGATGGAGAAGCTGGGATCACAGTGATCCCCTGCTACCAGACCACCAAGTATCTTGAGTTCACACCGCGTGACATGGGTGGCGGCTTTAAGGGGGAGCTTCCTCCGAACAGCCCACTGCTTCAGCAGACCCAACGCATGGGATCGAAAGAGGTACTACCAAATGGTAACGAGTTGGTTAAGTCAGACCAGCACTTCTGTTTGATCGTTGATGAGGATGGCTCTTTGCAGCCTGTGGTCATCGACATGAAGTCCACGCAGCTGAAGATCAGCCGCCGCTGGAAGACGCAGATCGCCATGCAGAAGATGAAGAACCCCAAGACAGGACAGCTGGTTACGCCACCTGTGTTCGCGACCATGTGGAAGCTGCGCTCTGTTGAGGAGTCCAATGACCAAGGTTCGTGGGCCAACTGGACACTTGAGAAGGTGGGCCTAGTCGAGGACCGTGACACGTTCATGGAGGCCAAGAGTTTCCGTGAGTCGGTGGCTGCGGGTGAGGCCAAGGCCGCGCCGGAAGAAATGCCAGCTGACAACTCCGTCCAAAGTGACGACATTCCATTTTGAGTATTGGGTTTAGCTAACTTAGCTAAGTCTCGGGGCGGGGCAACAACAGTTCCGCCCCCAACAATAATCAAAGAGGAGCACACATGTCATTGGCGAAAAGATTACTCGTGGCATTCGAAGGCTCGGATGCGGCGTACGGGGAGACGACCGTTGGCGCTATTGGCCGCAAGGGTAAAGCCGAGGCCAAGAGCTTTGTCCGTCGAGGCAAGGTGACAGAGGCCCAGGCCCAAGCTCACATTGACGGCAAGCAAGGTATCGGTGCGATCCCAATTACCACAACCCCCGCGAACCAGTGCCGTTTCGGTGCGCTGGACATCGACGTATATGATCTGGATCATGCTGCACTGCAGCGCAAGATACAGGAACTCAAGCTGCCGTTGTTTCACTGCCGCACCAAGTCGGGCGGCGCTCACTTGTATTTGTTCATGCAAGAGTGGCAGCCAGCGTCCGTGATCCGTGAGCATCTGACGGAGATGTCCATTGCTCTTGGTTTCTCTGGCTGTGAGGTGTTTCCAAAGCAGGACGAGATCTTGGTAGAGCGGGGCGACCTCGGCAACTTTATCAACATGCCGTACTTCAACGCGGAACAAACCACCCGCTATGCTTTCAACAAGAAGGCAGAGGCCATGGAGCTCGAGGAGTTTTTGGACAGTGTGGAAAAGAACCGAGTGACGATGCCCGATCTGGATGCGCTTGATCTTGCGGGGTCCAAGGAGCACTTCACTGATGGGCCCCCATGTCTACGGCTGTTGGTGGCTACGGGAACTGTGGGCGACATGCGCAACAACACCCTCTTGCAGATGGGTGTCTATGCCAAGCTCAAGTACAGCGACACTTGGGAGAAGGTGGTTGAGCAATACAACCGCGCCTTCATGGAGCCCATGCTGGATTCGAAAGAAGTGCTGGGCATCATCAAGCAGCTGAAGAAGAAGGACTACTTCTACACCTGCAACATCGAGCCCTTCTGTTCACACTGTGACAAAGAGGTCTGCCGCACCAAGAAGTTTGGCGTGGGCGGGGACAGTGAGAGCAAGGCACAGGTTGGTGGGTTAACTGTTATCCTGTCTCAGCCGCCGTACTACTTCATGGATGTGAACGGCAAGCGTGTCGAGCTTACAGTGGATGAGCTGCACAACCAGTCGCTCTGGCAGAAGGCCTGTCTTATGCAGATTAATTTTGTCCCAGCTACGATGAAGTCCCAGGACTGGACGTCGATGCTGAACGGCATGCTCAAGCAGGCAACATACATTGAGGTGGAGCGAGAGCTAACCTTGACGGGGCGCTTCGAAGACTTGACCCGATCCTACTGCAACGGCAGCGCACAGGCGTATGACCCTGCGGAACTGGAGACGGGCAAGCCGTACCACGATGATGGTCGTGTGAAGTTCAAGATTGAGGGGCTGGTTAATTTCTTGAAGAACCGCAACCACCCCTGGGCCGACAACCGTGCCAAGCTGCAGGAAGAAATCAAGCGCCTCAACGCGCATGAGGATTTCAGTGGAGTGCAGCGGTACAAGTTGGCTGACGGCAAATGGAAATCGATCCGCGTTTGGTGGGTTCCAGAAATGAAAGAGGAAGACATCGATCTTCCCGTAAAGGAGATAAACAATGACATTCCCTTCTGATCGTTTAATCACAGTCAAAGACATCTCTGACTACATGCAGGTCACACCGGCTGCTGTCTACAAGTGGATCAAGGACGACAAGATGCCGTCCCCTCTCCGGCTAGGCCAAGGTTCGAGGCCCACGCTTCGCTGGTCACCACAGGTGATCAATACATGGCTGGAGGAGAACACCAAATGATTGAGAACAGCACACAGATCTTTGGGCCTCCAGGCTGCGGTAAGACGGAGCGGCTGATGCAGATCATCGAGCAGCATCTCGAGGCTGGCATGAATCCGCAAAGCATTGCGTTTGTTTCGTTCTCTCGCAAGTCGATTCAGGAGGCGAAGGAACGGGCCAAGGCGCGTTTTAATCTTGACGACAAGCAGCTGGTAAACTTCCGCACTCTGCATTCGACGGGGTTCTCTGGTCTGCAGATCAAAAAAGATGATGTCATGAACCCTCCAGACTACGAAGAGCTAGGCCGGATGTTGGGCGAGGACTTTGTTATGAACGCGCAGCCGGAGGACGGCATGTTGATCCCGTCGGATCTGCGCCGCGGTAGCAAGTACATGAGGATCATTGACCGTGCGCGTTACCGCATGATTGATCTGGCCCAGGAGTGGAAGGAGCATGACACCTCGGACCTGTCCTTGTTTAAATGCAAGCAAATCTATGACCAGCTGATTGAGTACAAGTCGAAGCTTAGTAAGCTAGACTTTGTGGACATGATCGACGTGTATATACAGACGTGTACACCACCCAGTCTTCAGGTCTTGATTGTGGACGAGGCTCAGGATCTGACACCCTTGCAGTGGAAGATGATCCAGCACATGGCAACCAACACTGACGAGGTGTGGATTGCGGGGGACGATGACCAAGCCATCCACCGTTGGACGGGCGTTGATGTTAAGCAGTTTATAAGCATGTCTCCGAACCGGATCGTTCTGGAGCAGTCCTATCGTTTGCCCAAGAAGGTGTTCGACGTTGCCCAGCGAGTGGTGCGCAGGATCAAGGACCGAGTACCGAAAGAGTACGCACCAACGGATCGTGAGGGCTCTGTCACTTGGCACTATGATGTGACCCAACTGCCCTTGGACACCGGGTCTTGGACGCTGATGTGCCGGATTAACTCATACGTTAACAGCATGGCCAAGCAGGTCGAGGAGATGGGGTACTACTATTCTGTGAAGGGCAAGCCTCCGATTACCAAGGAGCAGGCTGCGGCGATCCAAACATGGCGCGACCTTGCTGCCGGCAAAGCTGTCGAGTTGTACAGGATTCGGTACATGTACGAGGCAGTACCTAAGCAGGGGGACAAGGCCGTTGTAAAGCGCGGCGCCAAGAAGTTGCTGGACGCTGCCGATCCAGAGGGTACTTTGACTATGGCAGACTTAGCCAATGAGTTTGGTCTACTCGAGCAGCCTAATCTATTGGGCGAGTACAGAGATGCGTTTGATGTACTAGGATTTGGTAGGAACATGCAGACGTATCTGCGCCGCATCGAGAACTCAGGCGAGGATCTATCCAAGCCGCCGCGCATCAAGTTGTCCACGTTCCATGCCATGAAGGGCGGCGAGGACGACAACTGCGCAGTGTATCTTGGCACTACCAGAGCGTGTGAAGAGACATCATACCCTGACGATGAGCATCGAGCGTTCTACGTTGGCATCACCCGTGCGCGTGAAAACCTGCACATCATTGAAAGCAGAAAGAAATATAGGTATCCGCTATGAAACGAGATCAAGTGTTAGCCACCGCCGAAGGGTATATCAATGGCCAGAGGGCCGAGGACTACGGGGATGCATACGAGAACTTCGAGCGCATTGCCGAGGGCTGGAACATCGTAATCAGGAACGCCATGACCACTCATGGACACATCACACCGCAGCACGTTGCGCTGATGATGGACTGGGTGAAGACGGCGCGGCTGCTCAACGATCTGAGTCATGACGATTCATGGATTGATAAGTGTGGGTACAGCGCGTTGGGTGCAGAATTTACCGACAGGGAGAACGAGATATCGAAGCGTTTGGATGAATACTTAAAGATAAAAGGCTGAGGAACATGGCAAGAGACCGTAAAGATAAGAGCACTATTTCATTCTTCGAACGCATGGATTTGGGCGAGAAGCTTGTGCCGGACTGGAACATCCCACCGGAGTTTCCTGACCTGACAAAGTATCCTCAGATCGCGATTGACCTTGAGACATGCGACCCCAACCTGATGACCATGGGCCCAGGCTGGGCGCGTAAGGATGGTTTCATTGTTGGCATCGCTGTAGCTGCGGGCGACAATGCTTGGTACTTCCCGATCCGTCACGAGAACGGCCACAACATGGACCCCAAGATGACATTGAAGTGGCTGCGCAAACAGATGGCTACGCCGCACATCGACAAGCTGATGCACAACGCCACCTACGATGCGGGTTGGCTGCTTGCAGAAGGGGTCGAGGTCCAAGGACGGATCATCGATACCATGGTTGCTGCGCCCTTGGTGGACGAGAACCGTTTCTCCTACAGCCTGAACAACCTTGGTCGGGACTACATCGACATGCGCAAGGACGAGAAGATGCTTCGCGCTGCGGCAAAGGACTGGGGCATTGACCCCAAGGCTGACATGTGGCGGCTGCCGCCATCGTACGTTGGAGCGTACGCCGAGCAGGATGCGTTCATGACCATGAAGCTGTGGGACAGATTAAAGACAGAGATCACGTCTCAGGAGCTGACACACATCTTTGATCTGGAGACCTCGCTCATCCCACTGATGGTACAGATGAGAGCCAATGGTGTGCGCGTGGATATTGACAAGGCGGACATCGCCAAGAAGGGGCTGCAGGAAAAGGTTGCAGAGTTAAAGGCGGACATCAAGCACAAGACTGGTGTGGCCATAGAACCGTGGGCCGCGGACAGTGTGCGGCAGGTCTTTGAGGCGCTGAACCTAAGCTACCCCAAGACGGACGCTGGTGCTGCCTCGTTTACCAAGCAGTACCTGAACGCACACCCGCACGAGGTGTGCCAACAGATCGTCAAGCTTCGTGAGTTTGACAAGGCGGACAGCACGTTTATCGACTCGATCCTGCGGCACTCGCACAAGGGGCGCATCCACACAGAATTTCACCAGCTGCGCTCCGATGACGGCGGCACGGTGACGGGGCGTTTCTCTTCTTCGAACCCCAACCTACAGCAGATTCCTGCTCGGGACCCTGACATCAAGAAGTTGATCCGTGGTCTGTTCATTCCAGAAGAGGGGCAGATGTGGGGATCGTTTGACTACTCAAGCCAAGAGCCGCGATTGCTGGTTCACTTCGCTGCGTCCATGCCTGACAACATGCGCAGCCCTGTGGTGGATACGATCGTTGAAGAGTACCACAAGGGCGACGTCGACCTACACCAGATGGTGGCGGACATCGCAGGCATCACTCGTAAGCAGGCAAAGGTGGTGAACCTCGGCATCATGTACGGCATGGGCGTTGGTAAACTGGCGGCGCAGCTGGGCGTATCAAACGAGGAGGCCAAGAGCATCATCGAGGAACACCGCGACAAGGTTCCGTTCGTTAAGCAGCTAGCTACAGCTGCAAGTTCGCAGGGCGAGAAGCACGGACAGATCCGCACAATTCTTGGGCGCAAGTGCCGTTTTCATTTGTGGGAACCGACGACTTACGGCTACAATAAACCCATGCCACTCGAGGACGCGCGGAAAGAATACGGTGGATCGCTCAGAAGAGCGTTTACTTACAAGGCGTTGAACAAACTGATCCAAGGTTCGGCAGCCGACCAAACAAAGAAGGCGATGGCTGATTGCTTTGCCGAGGGTTTGGTTCCAATGCTAACTGTTCACGACGAACTTTGTTTTTCGGTGGAAAACGAGGAGCAGTCTGCTAAGATAAAAGAGATCATGGAGACTGGTCTTCCGTTGAAGATACCGTCTAAGGTTGACGACGATATTCCTGCCCTGCGTGGGCTTCCAAATAACTGGGGAGAGGTCGAATGAAATTCGAATCAGAAATCAAAACGCTCGGGTTCAAGGACATGCATGAAGAGCAGGCTCAGGCGCTGCTTAACTTGGTGGACGCAGCTCTTAACCTCGCGGCAGCCACCGATTGTGACATCGTGTTCAACCAGATGCATGAGATTGCTGAAGACACAGTCATCCTGTTCGGTGGCACCGGCATAGATGTAAAGTTCAAGGCGGACTACTGACCGGAAAGCCTCTGTGCAATCTCTGAATTTCTCAGCTGATCAATCAAATTACCGCCCAACAATGAGGGTGACGGAGGTGTTGTTGCCGCCGGTGCTTGCGGAGCCTGTGGGGCCGCGGGCACTGGCACTGGACCAGTAGCGGCTGGGCCGATGGGCTCAGGCAAAGAGTATTCCACAGGTCCTACTGGCTCTGGCAAAGAATACCCTACGTCTTCCATCTCTCCAGCCTGACGTCTGCGGAACAACTCTGGGCTTAACGGCTGATCCATGCGGCTGTCTGTTAAAGCATCTAACTCTGCAAAGGGAATGTCGCCAACCAACCGGCTTCTGCCCTCTTCGATCTGCATCATCAAACGATCGTCAACATCGTCCGCCACATACCCAGGATAGAACTGGCCGTCCATAATGGTGGCGATCTCTTTGCTGCCGAGCTTGGCTTTGTCTACAAGATTCCGATATATTTCATCTTCACTAAGGCCCAAGGTCCGAGCACCTTGGATCTCGTTGTATAGCTTCGACTGCTCACGATACAGTGTGTCGAGATAGTTATTCCATCCGCTGATCATGTCCGCCGGAGTTGAGTCGGCGCGTAAAATCTCACGGTTGGCGGCTGTCTTAGCAGCCGAGCGGCGAGGAGAGTACTCTTTACCAGAGAACTCAAAGTCTTGGCGGAGGTTCAATTCCATAGGCGTGAAGCCTGTGACTTGACGGGCCAGCTCCTCATAGGTGTTGTAGTCTTGGCCACGGGCACCTGGAGTATTCATCATGGCTCGAGTCAAACGGCCAGGTTCAATGTCGCCTTTCTTGCCTTCGCCTGCAAGCTTTAGATATGCCGGGGCGAGACTGTCCATTACGTGGATAAACCCGCGAGAAACCTTGGTTCCGTAGTCGTCTACGTCAGTATAGATCTTAGCACCAGTGCTGGTCACGCCGCCACGGCCAATGCCAGGGAAACCTTCGGACGGCAGCGCGTCACGAATACGTTCGAACACAATAGATTCAGAGGCGAACGGATCAGCCAGAGAGGCGACCGAGGACCAAGCACCACTGGCCAACTGCTCTGCTTCACTGGCGTCGAGTCTACCCTTCTCGGAGTACGCACGAAGGCCTGCGTTGATGGAGTCTGTGACAAAGCCGTATGGAGACACATAGCTCAGGTCAACATACTGGATGTTTCCTTCGCCGTCGTTATCCAAAATAATCAGATCGTGCCCGTCAAGGTACTCTGCAACCTGCTCATGCAAGCGGTCCATCTGTTCGTCCGTTGTGCCGGTGGCGTTCATCGAAGCGCGGACCATGGCCTTTGGAGTAATGGCAGCCACTGTCAGCAAACCTGTCAGACGCTGTGCGCCCATGGCTCGCGTCTGGCGGACCAGGGCCCGTGCTCTTTGCTCACCTAACTCTGCAATTAAATCGTCGTCGACTGCAGCGGATAGCTCTTTCAATCCCAGGTTCAGGATGTTGGACATGTTGCGAATGTTCTCAGACGCAAACGATGTAAAGTTACCAAACGGTAGGGCACGGTCCAAGGTCCGAACAGCCGTACCAATTTGGCTGTATGTGGGCATCATTGACTTTGTTCGATCTGACGCGATTATTTCGACAGGTGACAAGCGAGCCGAGGGGCGACCTTCTTCAGCCGCAAAGTCAAGGACCTCGCTGCGTGTACGATTAGCCAAGCCGCTGCGCTGCATCCAGTTGAGCGCCGATCCCAGGTCATCTGGGTTGTCTAGGTTGGCGCCACGAAACACCTCGTTGAGCTTGGCTTCTTCGCCCATGAGCACTGTGGCCTTGGAGTAGCCGTCAACGCCGTCTGTCACACGTTCAAAGAAGTTCATGACCTGCTTCATCACAGGGAGGCCTTCGTATTTCTCAATACCTTTGCGAACCTTTGCAGCTGCGCCCACGGCAGAGCCTTCTGTCTGGTACTGCTTGATAGCATTTAGCAAGATGTTGCTGTCTGTCACGCCGGCGGCATCAAGCTTGAACTTGAGATTTGCAAGACCCTCATCCGTGAGGTTGGAGGCATCTCGCAAGAAGACTTGAGCAGCGCCTGCAAAGTCCTGGTTGTACATAGACGGAGCGTTACCAGTAGCAACACGCATAAGCTGGTTGCCCACAAAGTCCCGAACTCGAGAGGCCACGTTTGGCACAATCAATTGCTTCTGTGACAGACCTTTGATCTGGTTAACGATCGAGGCAAGCTGGCTGACAGGGTGGGACGTCAGAGTAACAGGGGCCGTCAGGTTGTCATAGATTTCTGCTGGGACATACTTCCCGCTCATCTCACCGTACTGACCACCAAGCGGAGCGTCTGGGTTAAACTCACCAAGCTTTCTGTACCCCTCCAAAGACAGTGCGTCTTCGAGGTCTTCGATCCGCACACCTTGCTGAGTAAGCAAATCAATTTCCGAAGCGTACTCGTCAGGCGTCATTTGAGAAGGGTTGGGCAACTCCACCGCAAGGGGACGTGCGCCACTACGCATACTGGCTAACGCTGAACCAGCGGCAACAGTCTGCGGGTTTAAAATGTTGCGATAGAAATCAATAGCGGATGTGGTCTCCGCTAAATTGTTAAGAGTGTTGATTGCCAAAGCCTTGGGGTCAGTGACCTCACCCATAAACGCGCGAACCGCAGGAACCTCAGTGATCACCTCCTTACGAGAAATAAGCATTTCGTCAGCCAAACGGAACAGCGGTTGCCGCTCGGCGGTCAGCGCACCGCTCTCACCCATTTGACGCTTTATTAGATCAAGACGTTTCTTGATAGCTTGTTTCGGCGCCACCCCTTGCTGGATCTCTCCAAGATTAATAATGTCCAGAACAAGGCGCTCGGCGTTGGCAATGCTTTGAGGGGAGCCAAACATCGCAGGGTTGTTACGAGTGTTGTACGCCATCAAATTCCTCACGGCATCTTGGAACGGCTCTTGCTCCATGAAGTTTTCGTCAAGCTCTTGATAGAACTTTATAGGGTTTTGGTGAACCTCGAACATGCGGCTCAAGTGTGCGCGGCGGTTCTGTTGCAGCGCCCGCATCTGGTTTAATGCTTCACGGGCCGCGGAGCCGCGGCTGTTGACTTGCACACCAGGAGCGAACGGCACCTGCGCTGTTGCGCCCGCCAATCGAAGCTCTTCTTGGTTTGCTATGTCCTCTAGCTGACGAGCCAGGATGTCTTCCAGATCAGTAGAGAACTCAACGATCTTGCCCAGCTCTTTATGAACAGCGGTTCCATACTTGTTGACGATTACGTCATCGCCCAAGCCGCCCACTAAAAACTTGTAGATGTCCTTCTCAGCCTCGTCCATGGAGACCTTAGTGCCGTTCTGTTTCTTGATCGCTTTGATCGCGGACTTCATGGAGTTTTCGTAGCCGGTGATCAAACGTACAGCTCTGTTCTTTTCGGCCTTAGTCAGGCCCTCAACATCTTGAATGGATGCCACAACAGAAGGATCAGCGCCGCGGGTGGAGGAAAAGTACTTATCAAACAGCTGCTTGCTGCGCTGCGCTCCCGGCACTTTTGCAGCGCCGCGTCCAACCAAATCGAAAGAGTTTACAATCCCACGTCCGGCGAGGGACAGCGTCTCATTGATGACAGGGAGCTTGGCTAATTCTCGTGAGCCCGCGCCAAGTCCATAAAGCAGAGTATCGAAGCTCGCGCTCATGGCGGACGCCTCGGCTGCTTGGCGAAGCTTGTTGCGGAACTGACGCTCTGCCTCTGCGCCTCCGGTTTGACCTTCGTACGCCTCTGTCTTCAATGCATCTGGGAGCATTGATACTGAGTCCGACAATGTCTCGCGCCCATCTGGAGAGAAGAGACCCTCATAGGCACCCGTTGCCACCGCAGTCGTACCAAACAAACCAGCTCGTGAGGACAACAGCTTTTTGCCGGCAGCACTTCCGCCAAACTTCTCAGCCGATTTCATAAATTTACTGCTACTGGACAAAGCTCTGCCGCCCTTGGCGACGTGGCCTGCACGTCCGAGCCATCCTGCGATAGGAATGAAGCCGAGGCCAAAGCCAACGACCTCTTCTGTTACCTTACCGGCAGTTCCTGTAGGCTCAATGTTCTTTTTTATCCCAGAGAACCAGTCTGTAACGGGGCGTAGGGTGTCGGTGTCAAAGGCTGAGTCCAGTCCTATCGCACCGAGTTCCACGATTCCTTGAGCAAGACTGATAGGTGCAGTGACAATGCCACGGCCTACGGATTCAATAACGCCTTGCTCATCTTCCTCTTCGGCAGAGGCAACACCGATGGGTTCTGGTAGAACATACTCGGGTGTTGGAGCCGGACCGACGGGTTCTGGTAGAACATACTCTTCAGCCATGACGACTCCTTATCGTACTGGGTATTCCATCCCGTTATACACAAACGTGGGGCGACCTGCAGCTTTTGCAGCAGCCTCAAGTTCTTGGGGAGAGCTTACAGCACTAGGAGGGGGTTGGACACTAGGTTGTGCTTCCCCTGAAAAGAATTCTCTTGACGATGTCACCGCAGCGTTAGCCAAGCCAGTAGCGAAGTCATGAGGTGACATACCATCTTTCACAGCTTGTGGTTTGGCTCCACGTTCAGTGGCGGCCTTAAATGCTGCGTTATATGCCGTGCGCCAAGCAGTCATTTCGGCGGAGGTAAAGTCTTTTCCCCCAGAGGCAGTAATCCGTGCACGTTGCAGTGCGTTCTCTCGATCTAATTGATTTTCTGCTGCAGTTGCGGCAGCAGCGGTTGCCGCGGCCTCTTCATCAAGAACAGATTCAAGGGCCGTGGTCCGAATAAGACGCTGCCGTTCACGCGCAGCTTCGTCCCGTGCGCTCATAGCTTTCAGGCCGGCTGCGCCGCCTTGAGCAATGTTTGTCAGAGCATTGGGGCTTTGTCCTGACATGATAGCCAGACCAATCATCGCGAGATCCATGCCCTTGTTACGGGCACCAGCCTCGTCTTCGCCCAAGATTTCTTGGAACAGTTTAGCACGGGCCTCGTACTTTGTTCGGAGATCGTCTTCAGTGTCGTCAGGGTTAGGCGCCAACGCAGCAGCTTGTTCCTGTATCTCAGGGTCAGCGACTTTTCTCACCACCTCTTCGGTGACAACAGGTGCGGCTGTATCTGTGTCTGTATCTGTCGTTGTGGCAGGAGCAGGCGTCTCTGTCGCTGCGCCAGCCGCGGGGGGCTCAACCACCGGCGTCTCTGTCGCTGGCGATGTGTCAGCCGCAGGCGTCTCTGTCGCTGCGCCAGCCGCGGGGGCCTCAACCACCGGCGTCTCACTGCCAGGCACGTAATCCATCCCGAGTTCTTGAGCAAGAAGCTCAGATGGTGTAAGATCGACTGCGGGCTCAAGAACACTTCTTGGTGTATTCTCTTGATTTAACGTGGCTTCTTGGACCCCTGCTTCCGCATCTCTTATAGCTGCTTCAGCCGCGAGTCTTTCTGCCGGTGTAGTAGCGGCTCTCAATTGCTCTTGCGCGGCGAACAATCTTCTTTCAGCATCCCTACTGATTTTTTGCGCGGCTATTACTGGTTTTTCACCAAAATCCATACCTCTTCTGGCCATCTCCTCAACAGCGACACCATATAAACTGTTGCTTGGGTCTCCAACTATAGAGAGAAGCTCACCGTCGCTCAGTGAACGAACAGCGGACATTTGCCCTGCGAATCCCTTTTGATATAAATCTCCGCTTCCGCCATAAGCAATATCGACGTTACCTCTTCTGCTTGAGGTGTCGATAACAGGAGCAGGAGATATAAGCTCTTCCGCCGCTAGCGTTGACGGGGCTGACTGCGATGGCATTAACTCACGGTCCCTATCCACTGCACCTTGCAAGCTGTCTGGGTTGAATCTTGGGACATTTAAGAACGGACCGCTCAAAAGTTCAGGAGACGCTTCAGGAGCTTCTGCACTACCTGAACCAAGACCAAACGGTAAGTCTATATCCCCACTCGCAAGCCTCTCATTCCTTGCGGCATCCTCTGCAAAAATCTCTTTAATTCTTCCTGTAATAGGATCAACTATGTAATCACCAATAACATTTGAATTAAGACCCGTGTTCGCCAAAGCATCTTCAAGCGGGTTGCTAGAGTACACACTGCTACGCAACTGCTCCAAGGTAGAAGGTGGTGGTGCAGCAGGTGATGTCTGCCTAGTAAATGCTGCGTCTGGTTCGACTGAAAGTGCAGCCAAACCGGCAGGTGCGGAAGGCATAGCAGGCTGTGAAAACTGCCGATTGGGGTCAAACTCAACACCTGTTGTCGTAGGCGCATCGCCGAGAGCCGAAGGTGCACGGTCAAACCCAACAGAGCTAAACAGCTGTGGATCTGTAAGGGGGTCCCGTGTGTCCATGTAAGCTTTGTAACGTGCAAACATCTCACGAGCCTGCGGAGTATCATTAAGATTGTTCTCAGCCAGGAACGTACTGTATGTGTAATCGACATTGGATCCGAAGCCAGCGTCCACGTCGCCGCCCTCCTGGAACTGCTGCACCGTCTGTGCCAGCTCAGGGGAAGAGGCTAAGATGCCGCCCATGCCGCGGAGCTTGGTCCGTGCATCTCGGGACTTGAACATTTTGCGAGTCATTGGGTTCATGATCATTCCTTAACCAAACATGCCGGACTGAGACAGACCGTAAATGCCGAGACCCGCGCCCATTAGCTGAGACCCAATGCTCGGACCAGGCTGTGTTCCGCTAGTCATCTGACCAGACGGAGCCCCCGTAGTAATATCAGACAAGAATGCCAGCTGCTGATACGGCTGCATAGCTTGTTGGTACTGGTTCTGATAGGCAGTGTCGAGCGCGGCTTGCTCTTGCGCCTGCTGCTGCTGACCGATCGTCGACAGCGTGTTGATGTCCTGAAGGTTCATCTGCTGATCAAGCTGACCAAGTCCCGCCATCTGCTGGCCGAGGCCCGCGATCCCTTGACCAAGACCTGCGGCTTGCTGCTGCGCACCGAGACCCGCTTGAATACCAGAGAGACCAAGGTTCGCGGACTGAAGTCCAAGATTGCCGGCGGCTTCTGCGCCCTGCATTTGCATCTGTGCGCCCTGTGCGCCAAGTTGACCTGCTGTTTGTGCACCCTGCAAACCAAGCTGGCCACCTTGAAGGGCGCTTGCTTGGGCTAGTTGCTCGGCGCTTAAACCAAGACGACCACCGGACTCGGCGGCACCGGCTGCAGCACTGGAACCAATTTGACCCAGTTGACCTGTAAGTTGAGCCGCCTGCATGGCACGGTCAGCGGCGCTTTGGAAACCAGCCGTCCGCATCTGCGCTGCAGTCCGTCCTTGCTGCTCAAGGACGTTGCGAGCCAGCTCTTGCTCGGCGACCGCTTGGCGTGAACCGCCAAAGGCACCGGCCTGTTCAGCCTGAAACGCTAAGTTTTGTTGTTGCAGTTCACCCTGACGGGAAAGGTCAGCCAAGGCCTGTTGTACTGCGGCATCTTCAAACTGACTCATGTAACCAGCTGCGGCATCCGGCGCTAGTCCTGCAATACCAGCCTTAGCGGACTCAAGGCCAAACGCAGAGGCTTCTTGCAGCGCACGTTGGGCGTCCGCCGTCGAAGCGCGAGCGCGTTCCGCCGCGATGTCCGCCTCAGCAACACCTTTGGCAACTGCAGATTCTGCGCCAAGACCAGCTCGTTCTAGTGTTTTTGCACCCTGTGCCGCAAAGCCTTCTGTCAAACCAGCGGCGCGAAGGAGCGCCTGCTGTCCGGCATCAACTTCTCCTGGCAACTGACCAGCCAAGTCTCTTGTTGCGTTAAGCGCCTGCTGCAATGAAGCAACGCCTTCTTCAGTGAGTTCTTCACCCCGAGCAAGATACCGTTTATACGCTCCGATTCCTTGACGTGCGATTTCAAAAGCACGTTCTTGGTCCGCGTTAAAACCAGCTAGCTGCTGCTGAGGGAGGGTAACACCCTCTCTGGCAAGCCCGTAGGCAAGTTCCGTAATACCTGCGATGTCTTCTGCAGCGCCTGGAATGGCAACAGTGCGACCGCCGATCACGCCGGTTGGGGGCAGCTCTACTTCGCCGCCTTCTTGATAACCCGTCACAGGCATTCCAGGTTGATTACACATTAGGCCGTATCCTTCTTCTCAAGGTCGTGCATCATGCGGTACATTTGCGCAGCACCACCGGCACCGTTTACAGCAGCTTCAGTCATAACGAACTCACCGTTCGAGAGCGCAGCGTCTCCAACTGGGCGTCCGTTCTGGTAAATCGTAGCTGGAATAGAATCACTGGTCCCCGTTCCGGGGCCCTCGATGTATCCACCCATAGCGTAACCCTGCATAGGCTGGCCCATAATCGCGCCATACTGCAACTCAGGGCGGCGCACCGCCATAGCCAGTGTAGCCGCGGTCATAGGATCAGAAAGATTTGGCATCTGCCCGCCCATCATGGGCATCTGTCCTTGGTTCAAGGACGCAAGACCTTGCTGCGGCATCACCGGGCCGCCCATGGCGTAAAGACCACCGCTGCCAGTAAAAGGCGTCCCTGTGTTGGGAGCGGGCTGGCTGCCATAGTCTGGACTTCCAATACCTGTGGCGTCTAGAGGAGGCCCCACAGGAGTATTCACCGACGGGTACATCGCTGCCTGTTCATCAACAGTCATCGCGCCTGTGTTATCACCGCCGTTAGCGCCGTTAGCGCCAGGGGTTCCAGCAGCTGCAGCACCAGTGCTACCAAACCCACCACGTGGGTTGGCTGCCGTGCCACCGTAAAGGAGCCGACGCATTGCTGGATCTAGTTCTGTTTTCTGCGTGACCGTCTGGTCACCTCCGCCACCACCACACATTATGCAAATCCTGTCATGCCGCGGCCAACAAGATACTGGTTAGCCATGTTTCGTTGAGACGGGGAAAGACCCATCGTCATATCGCTAGACGCAATAGGTTGCCCATTGAAGGGCAACGAACCCAGACCCACTGCTGCGGGCATAGCCGAAGGGCCGCTCACAGAGGGGATAATATTAGAAGCCATCACCGGTTGTGTCGCTGAAGGCGGGGGTGCGAGCATAGGGTTTGCCTGTGCCATCGCCCTCTGTTGCGGAGCCTGCTGCAAGTTTGGTGGAGGAGGCATCGCTACCGGCTTGTTTTGAGTCGCGCTATTGAGCGCGTTCATGCCCTGCATCGCTTTTTGAAAGTTGAACCCTGTGGTCGGAACTGTTGCCGCACCTGTTGTATTTGCCGCAGTGGTTGCTGCGTTCGCTGCCGCTGGAGTACCGCCCATCGCCGCACCCGCCGCGCCAAAGCCAACAGCGTTTATCGCCGCATCACCAAGATCGCCGCCGCCAAGCAGTGTACCGATACCTGCGCCAATAGCTTTAGGGGCCGCTGCCGCAATCAAACTGCCTGCCGCTGTCCCACCAAGACCAAGAGATGCTGCGATCCCTGTTCCCAAAGTGGCGGGCAGCATCGAACCTGCAAGGCTTCCGAGTAAGGGTGCTAATAAAGGTATCATCAAGCTTCTCCGCGCACCGCTTCCGGTGCTGTAACTATGATCATTGTACTGCGCCGCTCGGCTCCTGTCCATGGGTCGCCACACTCGGGGCAGTTTCCATTCGGGTAGCTCAGAATTTCTTCAGGCGTATCGACCGCGTTATCGCAGCCCTTGCAATGGACTGTATCAGAACTTGTTGAAGGTTTCCACCCAATGATGTCAGACATGTTGTTTTTCCTTACGGTGTAGACACAGTCACAGATCCAACAGTGCCGCTGGCACTAGATCCCTGCGCATGTGGTGTGTTGAGCTCAGATACTTTCAGGTATCCGCCGTGATTAAAGACAGACCCAGGTTCGAGGCCCACGTCGTCAGTTTGTAGATCCGTGAACACAGTAAACGTGTTGCGTCCTTCTCCAGGGTTCCGCTCGTTTTGCATGTAGACAGACAGCGCCCGTACAATCTCAGCCAAGTACGGCTGTTGGTACTCAGCCGGTGGGACAGGGAGAAACGGGAGGGGAAGGTTACGGGACATTAACGCCTCCCGTCAGGACGCACGTCAATACGCGGAGACCCAAGTCGCCATGTGGTTTGAGTGTTGTCACAGGAGACTTTAAAACTGAACTGTCTGCCCCGCAAACGCATGTTGAGCTGCTCGCGGTCGTTGTTGAAGTACGTCCCAGTGGCCGACCGCACATACGAGCCCTGTGAAATATTGCGCACGTTTATTGTCACGTCAGCGGACGGCGACTCAGCGGTGGAGTTCTTAAATACGATGTCAGGGAATACACGACGTGTCAGCAAAAACTGCTCGCCGTCACCCAGGTCGATCGGGCTTGATTGAATATATGAATCAATAGCAGACGCAGGAGACGTGCTGCCGTCGTCAAAGCCCACTTCATGCTCATACAAATACCCGTCCAAGCCAGCCGCCAGAGGATTCTCAAACGCGCCGCGATCAATCCAGGTCGAACGAGCCATACTGCCGTAGTACCAAGTCTGCTCGGCGTAGTTGTACACAACGTACTTGTCGACATTGGCACTCGATGCGGAGGGGTAGAACCACCAAACCTCAGAGTGAGCCGAGTTCAAAGCTGCAAAAGCCTTGGCTCCCTGTCCAAAGTTAAAATCATCAAAGACGTAACTGCGAACAGAACAGGGGATGCGCTGCACAGAACCATTGTACATGTAGAACTCTGTCTCACCCATCCACAGAACCATGTCGTCTACAGCGATGCCGGCGTTCGGACCCTGCAAACTAATGTTCTCCGAGATCATATTGATACCGAACGTGAACGGTGGCCCAAGATACTGCATGGCGTGGAGCGAAGTGTCAGTGAACACAAGCGTCTGCTGACGAGTCTCAACCACACCCCTGATCTCTGACCCTGAACCAATACGCAAGTCACCCGCTGTGTTGGTGGCTGTAGGCGTCCAGTCGGCAGCATTCTCTTGGTCCGAGAAACGAATCAACAGTGGGTCCTGAACCCCGATGTTGTCTACAGCGTCACAACCAAAAGCAAGTACATGGCGATCCCTGTCAGAAACCAGCACATGCTTTGCAACCGTCGGAGCACCGGAGGAACCCGCCAGCTCGCTAATAGGAATAGCCCGCTGGTACGTCGTGTACGAGGCACTGCGGTCCCAGTAGTAAATACCCCCGTTGTGGGGGTTAAAGATTAGGTCTTCGCCAAAGTTGTCCTGGGACCAAGTTCGGAGGTTCGTGGTCAAAGTATTGATGTCCGTCGCTGAACCCCAAGCACCGCGGCTCCAGAAACCCGCGCCCCAGCCGTTACCGTACAGCGCAGTCTCAAGGCCCGAGTTTATCTGATATGCGCCCACGGTACTCGCACCGCCGTTACCCGTGTCGGAGCTGTCCGCCACAACAAGCACAGGAGCCAACTCGCCATCTACCGTGATACTCGAAATGGAGGTCCCCGCTTCTCGGACCTGGATACTGTAGGTGTCCGTGTCAGTCACCCCAATGATCTGATACTCTTGGTTCAGCACACCAGCAGTCACATTGCCGCCAAGACCCGTCGCATCAGTATATGTGACAAAGTCCCCGGCTATCGCACCGTGGCCCACGTCACTTACCACAACTGTAGACGATCCGTCGGTTGCAGAAAACGTGACCTCACCCGCAGCCGTGGTTGTACGGATAGGTGTGATGTCGTTATATCCACCACCCTCTTCGATGTAAAACTTGAGGTCCGTACCAAGTCCAATGAGAGGAGTACCAATCAAGTCACGCCATGGGTGCATCGCCCGTGCAGTGCCGAGGAAAGACAAAACACCCTTCTTGACCCAGCCGCCGATCTTCTCGGGGAAGCCTTTGGTAAAGCGTACCTTATCACAATCGTGCCAGCCACCCTCATTGGAGTAGCTGGTAATTTCGCGGTTGATGCCGGGTCGAAACTGGAGCTTTGTTAACGGCATGACGCTACCTTATGATTTGACTACCATCTTTGTAGCAGAAACGGCGGTCCCCGCCAATACACTTGGATCAGCAGGTGTTGTGCCTATCGTGCCATCCGTCTGGACGTAGTATTGCTGACCAGCGGTGAGGCCCACTTGGTTGCTTGAGACAGTGCCTACGATGTCCACGGTTGCATTGTCGCCGTCAGCTACAGAGCCTCTGGTTATCGCCAGAGTATCCGGTGTGATAACAACCCCTGTTCCGTACGAGGAGTTTCCATTGTCCCTGTAAGCTATAACCACTTTATTAGAGTCGCTATCAAAGGTGGGTGAGTTGTAAACACTGACTGCTTGTTCATAAACAAGACTAGCGTCAAACGTCATAGATGTGCCGCTGACAGTGCCAGAAATAACAGTCCCGTAATCAGAGTTACCTCTGTCCCTGTAAGCTATTACAACTTTATTCACGTTACTATCAAATGTAGCGCCCATAAAGTCACTGTCGTTTTCATCAAACACAACCTTTGCTCCAAAGCTAATACTCGTACCAGAAACAGTCCCTACGATAGCCGTCCCGTAACCAGAATTTGCCCCGTCACGATATGCTATGACAATCTTATTCGAGTTTGAGTCAAATACGTTGGAGGTTTCTTGTACGCCTGACCCACTTTCAAATGTAACAACACTTCCAAAACTAATAGACGTTCCACTAACTGTCCCAACATAAGCCTTGCCCGTGCCACCGCCAGAACCAATAACCATTTTATTATTGCTGCTGTCAAAAGCCAGAGAGGGCCATTCCATATTAGAACTTTGGAAAACGGTTGCTGTTCCAAAACTAATCGAAGTTCCAGAAACTGTCCCAACTTTTGCGGTGCCATAGCCCGAGTTAGTGTTGTCTTGATACGCAACGACTACCTTATTTGAGCTGCTGTCAAAGGCGATGGCTGTGTCATTTGTGGAGCCATTAAATGTAACCTCAGAACCAAAGCTAATACTTGTACCAGATACCGTTCCAACAATAGCCGTGCCACTGTTTGAATTACCTCCGTCCTGATAAGCTATAACCACCTTGTTTGAATTACTGTCAAAGGTAATAGCGATTTCATTAGTGCCTCCACCATTAAATATAACAGGAGTACCAAAAGTGATGGAGGTGCCACTTACAGTCCCTACAACTGCAAAACCTCTATCCGCAGATGAGTCATTCCGATAAGCGACAACAACTTTGTTTGAGTTGCTGTCAAAAATTGCTTTTTGATACCTCGTTTCGCCGCTTACAAAAACCGCAGGGCTACCTGCGCTAGCAGGGGAACCTGTTTGGAACGCCACCCCACCAGACATACCGATGTAGTTCTCGGAGGTGAGGTTGGTGGAAGTTGAAGTAAATGTTGGATTGTAGACCCTGTATTTCCCGTCAGAGTTAGCGTTATACGCAAGAACTAACCGCCCAACATCAGTAGCCATAGACCAACCTGTGTAACCATTGTTACCAGTGCCGCTATAAACCTCCAGCCCAGTTCCCCAGCTTATGGTTGTGCCGCTTATGGTGCCGTATTTAAGTATAATCTTATTACCAGAGGATTGATCGTCGTATGTCATCACAACGCCACCAGTAAACCAACCTTCTATGCCCATCCAGTCAACGGAACCGCTTTGAAAGGTCACAGGAGATACAAAGGTGAGAGTAGTACCACTGACTGTACCAACGATAGAGCTACCGTATGTTGTGTTAACTTCGTCACGGCATATGATAACAATTTTTTTAGAGTCACTATCATATGCGATGTCGTTTTGGTTGGCTTGCCCTCCTGAAAGGTAATACACTTTTGTCCCTAGCGTGATTGTTGTACCGCTAACGGTTAACGCCCTTGCAGCACCTCCGAGGCTAGGTGAGTTGTCTCGCCATGCAATAATAGTACACTGCTCTTCTGGGTGATAAACAGACCGACCATATATACCGTTGTTTCCAAACTCAACAGATGTTCCAAAGGTGATAGAAGTTCCGCTTACAGTGCCTGCGATGACATTTCCTGAAGCATCGGTGCCGTCTAAAAAGTTAACAACTACAGCCCCGGCAGATGAGTCGTAACTCGTGTCTATGTAAGTAGTTTCAGATGACTGGAATACTACAGGCGTTCCAAATGAAATACTGTTACCTGATACGGTGCCGACAACGGCTGTTCCATAGAAGCTATTGTCTTGGTCTTGGTAGCTTATAACGACTTTACCGTTCACACTATCAAAAGCCGCAGATGTCCACTGAGTTCTACCTTCCTCAAAGACAACGGGCGTACCCCATGTTACAGAACTACCACTTACAGTTCCAACAACCACCGTACCTTTTTGAGAATTGTTGGCATCCCTGTAAGTAATAATAGCCTTTTGATTCACACTATCGTAAGTGCCACCCAAAAAAGAGGCTTGTTGTCCACTCGTTGTAGGTAATGCAAACTGGGTTCCTAATGTTTCCGTACCGCTTATGGAGGTCTGGCTAATAACACTAACAGTCCCATCTGAATTAACGACAACAGGCTGACCGCTCGGAAGTGTCCCAGATGCAACGGCCTTGAGCTTACCGCCCTCTTGTTTCGGAATGGTATCTAGCGCCATGTCTTAGCCCTTCACGATAAGTTTGGTTGCAGCTACAGCAGTGCCAGCGAATACACTTGGGTCTGCGGGGGTAGTCCCCAGTGTGCCGTCCGTCTGGACGTAGTAACTCTGACCTGCGGTCAAGCCAGATTGGTTCTCGTCCACAGCGCCCTTGATGTTGATCTTAGCAGCCTTGCCATCAGGTGCGCCTGTAGCGGCAATGCCGATGTAGTTCTCTGAGGTGAGGTTGGTGGAGCCTATTGCATAAGTAAGGGCATTGCCTTTACTACTGTCCCCAATATCACGATACGCTATAACATTTTTTGTTTGCGCTGCGTTGTAAACAACTGAAACTGAAGTGGTATCAGCATCGTTAAATTCTACCTCAGCCTCAAAAGAAATGTTTGTGCCGCTTACAGTACCTACCCGCAAAAACCCATCTGACGCATCTGCTCCTGACCTATACGCGACTATAACTTTTCCAGAGGCTATATCATAAGTTGCGCCTTGGCCTTCGGTATTACCCGAATTGTAAGTTACCTCTGTCCCAAAGCTAAGTGTTGTGCCAGATAAAGTAGCCACCCTAGACTGACCACTATCGCTACTTACGGCATCTTGGTAGAAAAACACTGTTTTATTATTTACTGTATCTCTTGCCAGAGCAATATGCTGTGCATTACTTGAAAAAGCGACACCACCACCAAAAGAAACAGAGTTTCCTGAAATCGTGCCTACTTTACTTTCTCCCTGAAAAGACGCACTTACATCTGTAATGCCGACAATATGCTTTTGCGCTGTCTCATCATATATAGATTTATTGTAGTAAGCCTGACCATTAAAATAAGTAACCTTACTGCCAAACGTGATACTTGTGCCACTTACCGTTCCAACGAAAGCTGCGCCTTTATTTGAATCTGACGCATCTCTAAAAACAATTAAAACTTTGTTTTGAGCAATATCGTAACTTGCCGATGTGTCAGAAGTTGTGCCTGAATAAAAAACTACAGGGGTACCAAAACTTATAGTTGTGCCTGATACTGTACCAATCACACAAGTTCCATAGTCGCTATTGCCATTATCCGCATAAGAGATAACAACTTTATTATTAGAAGTGTCATAGCACATACCCATGGTTCCAGATGCAGTAGTGCCGCCCGATACTGCGCCAGATTCAAAAGTTGCCGCTGATCCAAAAGTAAGAGAAGTTCCAGAAATACTTCCTACTACTGCTTTACCTTTATTTGAGTCACCAGAATCTACATAAGCAATTACGACATTCTGACTATCTGGATCATACACGGATATTGTGGATGTAATTGTATTTGTACTAAAAGTAGCTTCTGATCCTGCTCCTTCAGATTGACCTGAAACAACACTAACAGTGCCATCGCTATTCACAACTACAGTGCCACCCGTGGACAACGCACCACTGGCAACGGCCTGTACTTCTCTCGCTTTTCCAGCGTTACCAATGATGCGCATTTAGATTATTCCTCGTCGTCGAGTGTCGGGTCTACCCAATCAGGGTTCAAGGTCCAAGTAGTGCCGTCAAAGAAATACTTGTTGCCAGACCAGTCGTCTGGGGCGTTGGTCACGTTGTCAGTGACGGTCACTGTGGTGCTGTTCAAGTCACCAATGATGAACTGTGCAGGATCACCCACTGTGATGTTGTCTGCCGTGGCAGTAATGGTCACGTCATCAGCAAGGAGGTACTTGCTCAAGCCGCTAGATGTTTCAACGATGGTCTTCATCAGTTTAACCTTTCACGATGATTTCAGTAGATGAGATAGCAGTGCCAGCCACGACAGACGGATTAGCCGCCGTTGTACCTAGAGAGCCATCAGTTTGAACATAGTAAGTCTGACCCGCAGTCAAGCCGCTCTGGTTGCGGTCCACGGTGCAGGTAGAGTTGACCAAGGCGCTCTGCGTGTCAGCATATGTGTGCGCAGCGAAGCCAAGGAAGTTCTCGGAGGTGAGGTTGGTGTCATTGTACGCAGGTCTAAGAACAAAGGCGTTTCCGTACTGCTGACCGCCGCTTGCGTATGCTAATGTCAATTTACCACTGCTCCCGTAGTCAGTTGCAAAGGAGTTAAAAAACACGTTAGGTGAGCCGTAATTTGTTTCACTCCCAAAGCTAATAGAATTATCTGAGGGATCGACGGTTCCGATAAAAGAAACACCCTGAGTGGTAAAGCCCGCAACTCCAACTTTACCCGCTAAAGAACTATAACCCACAGCAACCCATATAATTCCTTCCGCTTTCCATACCACGGGAGTGCCAAAAGAAATAGATGTTCCGCTGACGGTGCCTACAACAGCTTCTGCGTAACCCGAAGTGCCTCTATACGCAGCTACCACTCTGTTGTTGGTGGTGTCGTAAGTACAAGCGACATAAGAGGGCATGATGCCTGTTTTGTAAGCTACTGGGCTACCAAACGAAATGGATGTTCCGCTGACAGTGCCTACAACGCCTCTGCCTTCGTTACTAGCACTAGCATAAATTACCACAACATTTGTAGCGTCTGGATCGTACACACAAGAGGTGTATAGTGAATGTGCGCTGTCGAAGACAACGGGCGTCCCAAACGAAATAGAGGTTCCGCTGACAGTGCCGACTACCGCAGTTCCATACGAACTATTGCTGTCATCTGAGTAAGAGATCACAACTTTGCCAGAGGCTACATCATAGGTAGAACCAATGTAATCTGTAACCCCTGACTCAAATTGAACAACCGTTCCAAAGGTTAGAGTTGTGCCGCTTATAGACGCCACGCGAGACCTGCCACGGTTACTAAAACCGGGGTCTTTGAATGAGACAACAACATTTCCAGTCGAATGATCTATTGTAGTCGCAGTGTATGTAAAACTCTGGGATGTGCTTACAGTAGTTGCAGAACCAAAACTTATAGTCTCGCCACTTACTGTACCAACTACGGAATAAAGGTATTGAGAGGTTCCTTGATAGGTGACAACCAAAACTCCATCGTGCATATCGGAGCTAATGTAGGTTGCAGAGTTGCCGCTTTCATAGACAACAGGCGTTCCGTAGTTTTGAGAAACACTCGTCTCGATAACAACACTCACAGTCCCATCGCTGTTCACAACGACAGTATCACCACTGGGCAAAGCACCAGAAGCCACCGCCCTTACCTGAGCGTCTTTCTCTACATTGCCGATCAAACGCATGGCGGCTCTCCTTACGAGATTTCTTCGTAGCTCACAATAACTTCGAGATCGTTGGCTGCACTAGCCGTTGCTGTGATCGACTTGTCTTCTTCGAGATACAGAGCCGTGCTTTTATCTAGCGCAATCAATGAAGCGTCAGCAGGAACCGATGCAGTCGCAACCAGCGAGTAAGCTGTGCCACCGCCAGCAGCGGCGCTGTGAACGTCAACAGTAACGTCAGCGGCGTTTGTGCCATCGACGTTTGCGACTTGGATCATGTTGATCTTAAACACCTTGCCCGATGATGCAGCGTTGCTGACCAGCGTTGTCTGTGAAGTTGTCGAAAGCGCGATCGTAGCAGATTTGCCGGTGATCGTGGTTACGTCTACAATATTTGGGGCTGCCATTTGTTATCTCCTCAGCCGAACACGATTGACATGGCAATAGCCTTGCCTGTTGAAATGCCCGCATCGCCAAAGCTGACAGTGCCAGAGCCGTTTGTTACCAGTGCTTGACCGGTAGTGCCGTCAGATGTCGGCAGTGTAAGTGCATCCACAAAACCTTGTAGGTTTGCGTCATACGCCAATACATCGGAGCCAATGGCCACGCCCAAATTAGTACGAGAAGTACCGGCGTCTGCAACGTCCGAAAGGTTGTTGGCCGAAGTAAGAACACCAGACAAGTCTGTGCTAAAGCTCGATACGGCAGCGGCAGCGCCAGCACCATCGCAGTAGATGATGTCTGTTGCACCGTCTGCAATCGTGACATTTGCGCCAGAACCTTGCGAGATAATAACACTCTGACCGGAGTTGTTCACCACAAAGAACTGCTTGGCCTGGTCGTTTGGCGAAACCGTTACCGTGTTTGTGCCGCTGGGCGAACCGCCGAAAACCAAAACTTTGTACTGCCCATCGGACAGAGCGCCGTCTGTAGTTGTCAGCGTGTGCGTTGTACCAGACAAGGAGATCGAACCGACGCCATTGGTAAGGCGATCGATGATCTCCAGGTTTGTATTCGTAGTATCGCCCCATGTGCCCGACTGCTCGCCGTTGGCAATGAGTTCAATACCAGTGTTGATCGTGTATGTACTAGCCATGAGTTACCTTTGAGCCTCCGTCACGGGTTAATCGTAGTATAGCTGGTTGTTGTGCTTGGCACAACAGGTGTCCACCCAGTGCTTGGATTGGGAACAATACGACCCCAAACCAGAACGCCCCAAGGGGATATAAGTCCATCAGCAGACACGCCTGTTACGTCAACATCTATGCCTGTACCTGTGGTGACACTAACAGAGCCAACCGCAGATGTCATCTCAAAACCAGTTACTGGAATACGCTGGTTAACTTGAGTTGTAACTTCGCCAACTTGCCCAGTCGCTTCGAGCGGAAGCGTAACAGGCTGGCTCCAAGCACCCGCACCCCAAGAGTTGCGTCCCCAGCCTTCAAAGAAGACCAGTGCGTCTTGGCGGATAGATGTGACCAAACCGTCTGCGGCCACACCCACAGGGCTAACAACAGCAATACCTGTAGCAGTGACAGTGCCCACACCGCCCGTAGCTTCAAGGCCTGTTGTAATAGGAGCGGTAGAACCAGTTGCTACGACGCTATTAACAGCAGCTGCCCCAGCGGAACCTACAACGGGGACGTTTACCCCGGAGCCCTCGCCAATTGTAACACCTTCAATCCCGCTCGTAGCTTCTACGCCCGTAACAACTGCAGCCACCAAAGCACGGAAAGTAACTTCACCCACATCGCCGGCGACTTCCACACCAGATACGACAGCAGATGCCCCAGCCGTAACGGACACTGACCCGACGGAACCACTAGCGGCAACGCCTGTAGTTGGAACCTCGGTGGTGCCAGATGTCGTCACAATCCCTACAGCGGCACTGCCTACCTGCCCAGTTATAATCGGTTGGACATTGATAACAATGGAGACAGCTCCAACACTACCTATGGCAGCAACACCGTCAGGCAGCGCAAAAGCAGCGCCAACAACAGTTACGTCATTGGTGCTGCCCGTGGCTTGAACGCCTGAAACTAAGACTGGAGCAGGTTGACTCCACGGCCCTTCAGACCATGTCCCTCGACTCCATCCTGTGATGCTTACCATAGCCAGTCACCCCTTTGTAGGCTGAGTGACTTAGGCGATTCGGATAATAGCCGTCGAAGAGTCCGCTGTCGGGAAAACAATCTGAAAGTCGCCAGCAGTGGATGTTTTGTCTGCGCCAAAATCCAGAACAACAACAGAAGGATCTCCAGCTGCCGTATCGTTGTAGATCAATGCGCCACGTGCCGTGATGGTGGCTGACGTGAAGGTCAGGTCATCAAAGTCTGTGAACGCTGTCGTACCAGATGTTGTCGGTGTGACATTGGTCAACGCGCCGCCACCAGCTGCATAGGAGCCAGAGTCGCCTACTTCGTTCGTCGCTGTGTACGCAGTGGTAGCTGCGGTGAACGATGCGTTGTTGTCATAGAGAGCCAACTTGAACGTGTTGCCAGTGCTGGTCGTGAAGTTGTGTACGCCTTGCAGGATTTCCTGCTTGAACGAGGTACACATGAAATTGCCGGTAAAAGCCATGTCAAAGTTTCCTTATCAGGTCTGCAAGGTCGGGGTGACCTGCTTCGGTGAGTGCATTATACACAGTTGTGCGGTCGCTGCGAACCGCTTGTTTCAAGTAATGCTCGACTACCTTTTCGATATGCTTTTGGAAAGCAACCGCCTGGTCCCGGATAGCGGGAGGTGCAGTGTCGGCCACTGAAACAACTTTCTGCGCGCACTGTGCAGCAAGCTCCTCGGGAGTGAACCCCCGGTTGTTGGTTGCGCGAACACCAACGAGAGGAGCATCTTGCTTTACACTAAGGTTTAAACTGAACATCAGCTTTTAGGCCTCACTACTTGACCAGTCCGATACTGATCTGTGGTTTCTTTGGCTTCGCCCAGTAACTTGATGCCAATTATAGATTCTTGCAAACGCTTTTCATACGTCGCCAAAACATCAGGCTCACCTTTCATAAAGATATACGCTTCTAAAAGAGACCCGTAAAGCATCGCCATTTCCGCATTAGTACTGAGCCAAGTCGTCCCGCTATCGGAAAGATCGGTGATGCTCTGCGGACGATACAAGTAATGCAGCTCCATTGTAAACTCATCATCAGGCGTCGGCGCCAAAAGAAAGTAGTCTACATCAAACTGTGCATAGTACTTGGGGGTGCCAGTAGTCGTAGTATCAGGATTGTACTGCTGTACAAAAGACACGTCTTTGAAGTCCAGAAAGGAGCGGTCGCCATTGCTGCCGCGATAGGACAAAGAATAAGGTGCCAAGAAATCTGATGGAACAGCCAGGTACGGATTGCCGTTGTCAGAGAAGGCAGTAGCATTTTTACGGAAAAGACTAAGCTGAACCTGTTTGAGAATGCGCTCTTCAGCTTGGCGAATGAACAACGGAATGTTGTTGACGAAAGTGGTTTCGTCGTACTCCGTGTAATCCTCAATTGCCTGCTTGAGTTGGCCGTATGTAAAGCTCATGTTGTCACCACCGTAACTTGTCCTGACTGGCCTATCATACGAACACGCTCAAGGCTAGGTGCCTCTACTGTTGGCACATCAACATAAACCTGCAAGGCTTCTGGCTGATCAGGGCGGGGATTTCGAAGAGCCTGCGGATCTGGCCCAGGCTTTGGCGGGTAGAGCTGGGGGTGCTTTGGCTCGTACTCATCAGGGCCAACAAGAGCGCCAGTCCACTCTTTGCGCATATCACGCAAACGATACCGGAAACCCGAGCGGTCCGATATTCCAAAGGCGTTTTTGTCTGAAGCAAACGACATGGCTTAGACCCTCAAGTAGCGGATACTAGGGGTCAACATCAAAGGCACCTTGTCCTCGTCCTCATTAGCCGCCCGCTGGAACTCTTCTTCATAGATAGACTTCATCATCTGAACACGATCCGGCGCCCGCTTAATAGCTAAATAATATGCAAGGCCTGCGACCATGCAAGGGTAGAACCGGAAAGGAACGGCTGTGGTGTTCGTAAGACTGTCTACATCCTCGATGCGCTGCACATAGTAGTAGACCAACTGATCCGTGCTGTTCTCTGGAGTTTGCCAGAGAGTAATCTGAGGGGCAATTTGCCGGTCAAAATAAAACTGCGAGGGCCGGCCCTGGTCTGTCTTGTTCGGGAAATCAAGGTAATCCCCACGGCTAATCCTAGTCATCTCGTAGTCAGTGCCGCTGCGACGAAGTACCATGTCCAACAGATCAACAACGTCCTCAGCAAGAGTGTACTGTGAAGTACCTTGTGTAAGCGTTGTGGTCCCTGTAGCTACTGTCCAAAGGTTTAACCCGCGGTTTGCCCACTCGGCGAACATCAAGTTCATCGAGCGGCGAGCCGTCTTAGCGTCGTAACCCGTCCGCATCTCAAGACCGATGCGCTCATACGCCTCTTCTATCGCTTCCGCGACGTCGAGGTTGAAGTCTCTTGAACCAGATGTTGTCATTTTATCAACTTACGTTATCGTTGGATTCTGGTTTGTCTTTACCATGACGCACCCACCGTTTGCGTAGCCTTTGACCATGCCGCCGTTTTTATAGCCGGTTTTAATCATGCCACCTTTTTTCTTCTCAATTACACCGCGACCAATCAAGACATCTTTCTTAGTCACTTTGCCGTCTCCACTTAGATCCTTCATAGCATATTCCTTTCGGTTATCAAAACACTCTTACTAGGCCGCCGTTTTTCGCCTTCCAGCTGATCCGCTTAGAAGACTTTTTCTTCTTCGCAGCAGATGTACACTGTGCCATCGTTGGACGACAAGCAGGATACCCCTTACGCTTCTCGCCCTTCTGACGACCGCAAGGCTTGCCGGTCTTACAATCGACCCAGCCCTTCCCGTCGTTCTGCGAGAACCATTTGCGTAAAGAGTTTTCCTTCGCCATTAAAACGTCCTCGTACTCTTGCGGCGGTTCTCTTCAACACAGCCACAACCAGAAGCAATCATCCCGCCACCCTTATAGCGATTGCGAGCAGGCCGCTTAGGGTTGTCAACTGCAGTAATCAAACCACCCTCCGCTTTCTTCTGTTTCTTAGAAGATTCGCCCCAGTTTGCCGCGCCTACCTTGCGACACTTCGACAGTGCTCCGCTTGCGTACGCGCTCGGCCACACTTTGTACCGAGCCTTTACCTTGTGATAACAAGCGTCCTTCTTTGTTTTTTCGGCCATTAGACTTTTTCTCCGGCGGCTTAGTTACCTGAAACGACATGTTAGTGCGGTTCATACTACTGACCCACGTTATCTTTAAACGACATCCACACAGCACCTGCTATGAACAACAGCAGCCCACCAGTGGCAAGCCTGACAGTTGTTTGCCACACCGCCTTGCGGGTGTCACGCCATGCGGACAAGAGACTGCGCAGCTCGTCCAAATCCTTGGGAGCCGTATCGTCATGCAAACCAAGCTCTTCAAGCGCGGCCCTCGCTCCTCGCTTCGCGGAGCGGTTCAGCATGTCTTCAAGCTCCTCGGCGGTTATTTGCACAGTGCTCATCTTAATCACCACATCTTGCAGGACCAGTATCTGGCCTTTAGTTTATCAAGGGTCCCCTTGTCACAGCCGTGACGTGCGCGGAAAGACTTCCGGCGCTCAGGGTTCGACTTCTTGATCGTCATGTTGGCATCACCAAAACGCACGATCTTTTCTTTCCCGTCCTTACAAGCCTTCACAACAAACTTCTTGCCGCCCGACTTCTGCCGGCGGGGTTTGTTGCAAGCCATCTTGTCCTTGTCGACCTTGGCCATCACAAGCTCCCCTGTTCTTTGACTAAGACGCCCTCTCCAAACACACCGATGTCCGCCGTCTGACCAGACATCTTTAGCTGAAACTCAATGGTTGACTTAGCGGAAACCTTGAACGGCATAATCCGTGCAATGTCCATGCGAGAAGTAAAGCTCGTTTGAGCAACGTCAAAAACCCGGCCATCGGAAAAAGTCACTTGGTTTCTGAACGTCATAATTTTAGTGTCGTTGTTAGCTGTCGCTGTAAAAGCGTCGATGCGACCGAGGTAGAACGAGTGCCCCGTAGGAACCGTATAGATCGCCGCTTGGTTCCTTCCCCGACCTGCGATAATCTTCGCGTAGACAGTGCCGCTGTAACTAGCAGTCACATCACCAACAGCGTTCCCGCTAACAGTGATTAGATCATTAATCCTGAAAAACTTTTGGGCAGTAACAACAGGAGTAAGCCCGTTTAATGCAACAACCTCAGACACAGGGTCAAAGTCCCCGTCAACACCAGAAACCAAGATACTCACAGATGTATCACTGGCGCTCGTACTTACTAGAGACAGATTCTGCTCGGCACCCAGAAGCGGTAACGCGCCGTCGTTCTCCCAAGGAGTAACAAAAGTCGTGCCAATTGCAGGGTTAGTTCCAAACAAATTTCGCACAGAGTGCCCAGGGATTTGACCCCTGGACACCTGAAGCTCAAAGGGCTCAGATGTTCCGACCTGTGTAATAGAACGGAGATCGTAAGCCACAAGACCCCCTACGACAAAATAATTGTCAGCTGGTTTGCCGCACCCGTAAAGGCATCGATGTACACCCCAGCGGTGGCAATAATGCCGTCGTCAGGAATGTTCATAACGTGATGCCCCGTAGGAAACGTCTGCGTCAGCAAGACTGTGCCGTTGGTGTCTCCGTTCTTGATCGTGAACGCGCCAGCTGCGGCAGCGTAAATAACTACCTGACGAAGACGCGAACGGGACGGCCCAACAATCGCAGCCGTTGTGCCTTGAACCCAATTATATGCGGTTACTGGACCTGCCATAGCTTATTCCTTTACCTTTGGAGGACGACCGCGTTTCTTTTTGACAAGTTTCGTCGTCCACGCTTCATTTACATTAGGCGTAGACGGGTCATCTGCTTTAAGAGTGCCGTCTTCATTACGAGCACGAACCTTAGTGCCCGCGAGGGGGGTGCCGTCAGGGTTTAGTCCCCGACGTGCGAGTTCTTCTGCTGAAGGAGCTTTAAACCTACTCATAAGACACCCCTTTATGCTGCAGCGATTGTGGCACCTGTATCAGAACGCTTCCAGTCAGTCCCGTCAGAGAATGCCAGAATAGCTGATCCAGCCGCGCCGTTAGACACATAAACAAGTGTACCAGCGCCTGCAGTAGCGGCGGACGGGGCGGAAGCAACAGTATACGTTGGAACTTTAATATCGCCGATAAAACCAGCGGTTGAGGTCACTGGACCTGAAAATGTAGTCGAAGCCATTTTAGTACCCTTTGCATAAGGATTCGCTCTGTAGTCTATGCAACGTCAGGAGGGCCGGAACCTGTCTACAAAGCTGATGTTTGCCCTAGTGCCAACAGAATACACCAGCAATAAACAAAAAGAAAGGGGCGATCCGAAGATCGCCCCAGCTACAATGCCTAATGGGAGGACTAGGCTTATGCAGCGCCTGGTGAACCGAATACCGCGCGCGGATCGGAAAAACCAAAGCTGTAACGCTCACGTGCTTTAAAGCGCATGTTGCCTGTGTCGAAGTCGGCTTCCATGCCGGTTGACAAAGGTGTGCGCTCAAAGTGTACGAAGCCCCGAGGTGCGTCAGTCTTGATGAAGAACGCATCTGGATCCGTCAGGAAGTCGTTGACGGTATAACCGTCAGGCAACATACCCATTGAACGGATTGCGTTCACATCGTTGTCTGCTGTACCAACGCGAAGATTGGATACCATCAGACGCTCTGCAATAAATTGCAGCTGACGTGGGATAATAAGCTTCAAACCGCGAAGAGCGATCTTCATGCCACGCTCATCAACAAAACCAGCGATGTTGATCAAAGCATCTTCAAGAGATGTTTCGTTCAAATCGGCAGCAGTTGATGGTTCGTTAGCAAACGAACCGCCGTTGGAGAGTGGGTGGTCAGTCGCACAAAGCGCCTTACCGTCACCACCCGCTGAAGCACCACCAGTAAAGGCGTTGTTCAGAACGGCTGCAGCTTTAACCTGCTTGGAGTGAGCCATTGAACGTGCGAGAGCGCGTGTGTAACGCGAACCCAGACGGTCATAGAGATTGTCCTCGACAGCTTCCTCTGTAAGAGAGAAGGCCAACGCAACAGTCTCATGGTTGTACCGAGCAGTGTATGCTTCACCAGCTTCGTCAAAGTTGATGCCAGAACCCTCAGATTTAGTCGGTGCTGCCCCAAAACCGGTCAGCATGACCTCCTCTTCGAATGCTCGATCAGAAGACTCAGTGGTGTAGATTTCGGAGTGCTGGTTTTCGTACCGACCATACTCCATGCCAAAGAGGGCGTTAAGACCCGGCTCCAGCTCTTTCGCGAGTTGTGCGCGTGAAATAGCCATGTTTCAGCCCTCCTTTATACGCCTGTCGTCGAAACAGTACCGCCAGCAATCGCGCCGTTGGCGGAATTGAAGTGGTTGTTCAGACGAACGATTACAGGGATACCAGCTACAGTGAAGTCTGCGTTATCGGGGTCCTCTTGGATGCCCATGATGCGCAAGTTCAATGTGTTTGTGGTGGCGATAGTGTTCAGATCCAACGTGCCTGTTGACAGGCCAGTTGCAGCTGTACCAGCAGTAGCACCTGCAAAGTTAGCGTTGGCAAAGATTGCCGCGCGTACTTCTGCTTCGGTGTCAGCCCCAGCAACGACGTTAGACGTCGCGATCACAAACTGCTGCATTGGGTCGTCATAGACGAGCGCCTTCACAGGGAAGTTTGTGTCTGCACCCGAACCGGGCCAGCTGTTAGAAAAGATTGTTTCACCAGTGGTAGAGGAAACATATTCGCAGCCCGCGAACACACCCAACAGACCTACTGTACCACCCGAAGCCGCACCGACGATGTCAATGACACCTGCAGCGAGAGGGATGACAGGAGAACCCTGATAGATTGCGTTCGTGTTGCCTGCAGCAATACGATACTCAGTTGCACCAGTGCTGTTGGTATTCTGGCCCACTTTTCCAATGGGACGAAGACCGAATGCGCCATTTGTATTGGCCATTTGACAGCTCCTTTAGCTTTCAATTAATCGGAAGACCCACGTCCTCCGAAGGATACACGACTTTGCCGATTGTTTTGAATCGGCATCGAAGGATGTGACTCCTTCATTAGGTCCTGATCGACAGCCTGCATCTGTTCGCGGGTCCGGGTCCCGTAATACGCGGATCTTTCTTGGGCAGTTTCGATAGGGATGCGGCACAGCATCAGACCACCTTGGCCAATCACACCTGCGTGACTACCAGAGTCAATCACAGGAACGTGATAGTTTGGATATTCATCAGCGCGGACAGGTTCCCATCCTTCGCGGAGCTTGGCGTTGACATTCATTTTGTCCTCCTCGCCTCGCATAGCTGTTCGTATCCAACGATGCACATAGCCCTCAGGGGCAGCAGGTGCTTCAAGGTGACTGGGCGGCGCCCATGGTTTTCTGCGCGACTCTTGTTCGCGGGTCTCAGTTGCTCGTGGAGCTCGTTTGTTATCAGCCATCAGATCAATCCTTCACGTACTTGGCATATTCTTCCAAAGGGACGTTCAGCCGTTTCGCAATTGCGATCTGCGACGGTGAAAGCTTCACGGTCCTACGCCCTGATTTAGTGCTGCGGGATGCAGAAGAGCCAGCAGGTGCGACCTGGTTCCTCCCCGGTTTCTTGTCCG